CTGTTTCTGTGTTAACTCTTTAAAATCACTATTTATTTTGGCAGTTATCTCATCTTTATAATCTTTACTACCAGTTAGTATACCGTGTAGTCTATCCAATCCTGGATTGATACCTACCATATCATCCTCTTCCTCTTCCTTTCCCCCCCCCTTTCCCTTATATAATTTAGTTCCCCCTTCAAATACTGGGTTCTCTTCCAGGCGTGCCTTTATATCATCAATGCACGCCGTGATAATATTGGCTAGTGTTGCACGACCAAGTGGTACATTGACAATGTCAAACTGCTTGTTTGCTTCATCCACAACACGGTCACTTACTTCCTTAATACGGTCAAACATCTGTTTACGTAATTCGTTTCGTTTCGTTAGGGTCAAATTATTAACCATAATATCCATGTGTCTACGTGCAGGGTTGCCTTCGTCTAAACGTGGGGTAATAATACCGGACAGTGGTAAGATGGTATCTACCAGAGCCCACGCGGCGGTATCGTCAAATTCCAACTGAACTCTATACTTACCATTAATTAGTTTTATTACCAATTTTATTGTTACCATATTGCCCTTTTTTGTATTACACGTTTTACATAATGCTACGAATATAAGTGCATGCAGCAATGTGTCAAACTCGATAAATACTCCTAACAGACTTCCTATTATCATCGCTGCCCAATGGTCACAATAACTAGCCTGGGTATCCGCTGAAACCAGTACAAGTTTAGCTCCAAATTTATACTTGTCATCATTCCATGTAGAGTGTAGGTCGTAATCAAGATTGGTGTCTGCCTGCATCGCACTTACCTTACCCTGAAATCCAATAAGCGGTATGTCGCAAATTGTGCAGCTTCCCGCAATGACTGCCTTCAGGTCCTGTTCTACGAATTGTAAAGTAGTGTTACTTTTTTTAGGCTCTTGATAGAATGTGCCAACTTTTTTGCCAGCTTTTTTGCCAGCTGGATGGATTACAGAGATAGTTGAGTTACTCCCATAAGCTCGAAAAAGTGGTAATAATGCATTATCATTTTTCAATACACCATAAGAATTGTCCAGAATCTGCTTATGACCTATATTAGTCATCTTAGCAAATGCATCTATACTTCGAACACTATCAATGGGTTGTACGCTCCTATTAAAAACATCGGTGTTATTATTATTACCTTTATCAAAATCCAGGGTATATTTGGAATAAGGATGTGCATTCAATTGTTTTTGAGCCTCCTCACAATGCCACGATGGTGTTCTTTGGCCATCGACAGACCTTACTTTGTATGGGGTTATTAGTTTATTCTTTGTTGTAGACCATACTTCTATTCTTGCGATACTACTATATGCGTTATATATAACACTATTCTTACTAAGTTGACTAGCATTTATTTCACCATTACCTCTAGTGAATTCCTTACTAAAAGCCTTTAATATTAAGTCCAAAGACGCCGAGCTTGAAATCCCACCCGTCAGCTTATTGTAAAGTTCTTTCGTTTTTTTATCATTTCGCATTTTTTGTGCAGTGGTAAGTCGGTTAGCTTTGACTGCGGTTGTTTTTTCGGCCTTTATCATCATGTCTTCTTCCCTCGCTATATTTATATTATATAAATATCTCGCACCGGGTGACATACCCGGAACTCTCGTCGACCTGGGCCTTATAGAAGTGGCTAATGTTCCCGTCGACCCGGTAATTGGAGAAGGGGCTATAACCATCGGGTCGGGCGTATCGCCTGTTCCATATCTCCTACTCATATTCTAATTTATATATATTATAATTATAATTTATATTCACTAAATTAGTGAATATAAACATTAGAGGTCTCTAAATTAAATTTAGATAGATGAACCAGAGCTCTTCGACTGATTAGAACTAGTACTTTTTTTTCGAGTAGAACCAGAACTCTTCGACCGAGTAGAACCAGAACTCTTCGACCGAGTAGAACCAGAACTCTTCGACCGAGTAGAACCAGAACTCTTCGAACGATCAGAACCAGAACTCTTCGAACGAGCAGAACCAGAACTCTTCGAATGAGCAGAACCAGAACTCTTCGAACGAGTAGGACTAGCACTCTTTGGTTGGTATAATTTGCCCATATAATGATATTCATCATCGGCAAATTCAGTTAATTCATCGTAACCATATTTATCATGGTAATATTTTAATAATCCAGAAGCGTTACCTAGTTTTGGGTTTTTTTCAACATACAAATAAACACCATTGATACCTTTACGTTTGGATGTAAGAAATGTTAAGATATGTTTATCAATAAGATGCATAACATATTCAACCGGTTTTAACAGTTGTTCCACATCACTGTAATTTTTAGCTCTACAAACTTCATTGATCCAGGGCTGTTGAATTTTGAAAAAGCCTTGATTGCTCATTTGTATAGTGGCAACTCCACCATCAACAAAATCCTGAATAGAAGTAGCACCATCTAAAAACCCTAAAGATATCACTACTGCAACGGTTTTTTCTCCACCGCCAGGAGAGAACATATCATGCAGCCGTTTGGTATTTCCCTCTATGTCATTATCGTCAAAGCATTTTTTTTGCATACCCGCAACAATAGCGGCTAATTCTAGAATTGCAATCTTTTTGGGTAACATATGGTTATTGAAGTCACTGTATGCCTTAAACACAGCATTTTTGGCGGATGTACCAAGAATATATACACCAGACGAATAGGAGACAGTCATAATATAATATATGCATATAAAAAACTCGTACTTCTTAAAAAAAGTGAATCTATCGACAAATATATACAGGTAATAATAGATATGTCATCTCCTAAAAAACTCGATATTCCAGATAGTGTACATTTTTCTAAACCAGCTTTTCAAAAAATGTTATTTATCGCGAATGCATTGGAACAGGGGTGGACAGTAAAGAAATCACAGGAATCATACATTTTTTCAAAAAAACACGAGAACAAACAAGAAATATTCCAGGAGAATTATTTAGAAACATTCGTGGCATCAAATTTATCAACGGATTTTGTTCTTGATATACATCATTAATAATGACATGGTTGAATCATTTATTAAGTGTTGATACACTGAGTCTATTGTGTAATTTTATGTTTACGGTTCTATTATTAATAATATCATTAATAATAGCATAATACGAGGCATATAAGAGCAGGTATAATCAAAAACATATCAGTATGTATTTTGGGTATAAACAGTGTTGTTTATAATAGCGAGTCATTTATTTAGGACATTTACCAAAATCATGAATATATTGTTTTTAATTAATTGTTTTTCTCCAGATTATTTTCTTTGGATACAATATAATCCATAAAATATGGCTGGTGGTTTAATGCAACTCGTCGCCTATGGCGCACAAGACGTGTTCCTCACAGGAACTCCCGAGATTACTTTCTGGAAGGTGTCCTACAGACGCCATACCAACTTCGCCATGGAGTCTATTGAGCAGACTTTCTCTGGCCAGGCCGATTTCGGCCGTCGTGTGACATGCACAATCAGCCGCAACGGTGACCTTGCTTACCGTACCTACCTTCAGGTTACTCTTCCTGAGATTAACCAAGGTATGAACCCTACTGCTGATAAGGGTGTCTATGCCCGTTGGTTGGACTTCATCGGTGAGCAACTCGTTGCCCAGGTCGAGGTCGAGATTGGTGGTCAACGCATTGACCGTCAATATGGTGACTGGATGCACATCTGGAACCAACTTACCCTTTCCAAGGAGCAACAAGCTGGTTACTACAAGATGATTGGTAACACCACTCAACTTTCTTACATCACCGACCCCAACTTTGCTGAGGTGTCTGGTCCCTGTGCCGCCGGTGGACCCGCTCAAGTGTGTGCCCCCCGTAACGCCCTTCCTGAGACCACACTTTACGTGCCTCTTCTTTTCTGGTTTTGCCGCAACCCTGGACTCGCCCTTCCTTTGATTGCCCTTCAATACCACGAGGTTAAGATTAACATTGACTTCCGTCCTATCGGTGAGTGCCTATGGGCTGTTGATGGATTAGCCACTGGTGCCAAGTCTGTTTCCAATGCTTACCAACAGTCCCTTGTTGCTGCTTCTCTTTACGTCGACTATATCTTCCTTGATACCGACGAGAGACGCAAGATGGCCCAGAACCCTCACGAGTACTTAATTGAGCAACTTCAATTCACTGGTGACGAGTCTGTTGGTTCTTCCTCCAACAAGATCAAGCTCAACTTCAACCACCCCTGTAAGGAGCTTGTCTGGGTTGTCCAACCTGATGCCAACGTTGATTACTGTGCTTCTCTTGAGGCTGATAGTCTTCTTTTCAAGACCCTTGGTGCCCAACCTTTCAACTACACTGATGCTATTGATGCTCTTCCTAACGCTGTCCACGCCTTCGGTGGTGAGACATCTGTCAGTGGTGCCAATGCTTTCATCAACGCCTCTGGTCTTTTCCAGATGGATGGTGCTGCTGATGTTGATTCTGCTGAGGCTTTAGGACAACAACTTAACACTACCGCTAATCCATCTGGGTCTATGCTCTCTGACGCCGGTACATTCGTATTAGCTGAGTCTGCCCTTGACATGCATTGCTGGGGTGAGAACCCTGTGGTCACCGCTAAGCTCCAACTTAACGGCCAAGACCGCTTCTCCGAGCGTGAGGGTTCCTACTTCGATACCGTTCAACCTTTCCAACACCACACACGTGCCCCTGATGCCGGTATCAACGTGTACTCTTTCGCCCTAAGACCCGAGGAGCACCAACCTTCTGGTAGCTGCAACTTCTCCAGAATCGACAATGCCGTCATGCAGTTGGTTCTTTCCTCCGGAACAGTCTCTGGTGTTAACACAGCCAAGGTCCGTGTCTACGCTGTTAACTACAACGTTCTCCGTGTCATGTCCGGCATGGCTGGTGTTGCTTACAGCAATTAAGCACTGCATTATGCAGTTAATAATTGTTTTATCAATTACTAGAAAAATTTAATATTATAAGTTTTATAATATTATAATATTTACTGTGAACCATAGACACCGATGAATATTTAATGAGAATTTGTTTCATTAAATATTCAATGATGTAAACCAAATACATGTTAACTGTGTAATTATGGAAAATTGATATAAATGTTCCGTTGTAGTAACATATAACTAAAATGAGTCAGGTTGACCTTACTAAAAAAATACCGATTATAAAACCAATCATAAAATGGGTTGGTGGAAAAACACAAATAATCGATACCCTTATGAGAGGATTTCCCATTGAAATAAATAATTATCACGAACCATTTCTCGGCGGAGGCAGTGTTCTATTTGCTCTATTATCATATGTAAATGACGGAATCATAAAAATACATGGTAGTATATATGCATATGATTTGAATGAATCATTGATTTATATGTATAAAAACATCCAAACCCGACATGATGAATTATATAGTACGATACAAACCATGATAGTAAATTTCAATGAATGTGGTAATGGCGTCGTGAACCGGAAACCAGTGAATATAGAAGAAGCAAAAGAATCAAAAGAGAATTATTATTATTGGATACGAAGTGAATACAATAATCTATGTCCAGCGGATAAGATGAAAATAATCGGGTCTGCCATGTTCATATTTTTGAATAAAACGTGTTTTCGAGGCCTATTTAGGGTGGGTCCAAACGGATTCAACGTTCCGTATGGACATTATAAAAATCCGGAAATTATCAACAAACACCATTTGGACATTGTACATAATTTGGTGAAAAATGTCATATTCGAATGCTGCGATTTTACTACGTCACTCGTAAATACAGTTGAGAATGATTTTGTATATCTTGACCCACCGTATGCACCAGAAACGAAGAATTCATTTGTAGGATATACTGAGAAAGGGTTCGATATAAATCATCACACCAGTTTATTTGGTTTCATCCACAATTTGACAGATACCGACAAAAAAATAATGTTGAGTAATGCTGACGTAAGTTTAGTGCGTGAACATTTTACAAATGAAAAATATAAGACATCCACTATTGTATGTAAAAGGTCAATTCATTCCAAAAATCCGGATGCGAAAGCGAATGAAGTGATTATAACAAATTATTGAGCCACATGTCGAACTCCTCAAAATAGTTTTCATCATCACCAAACAAAATAGCAATTGTATGTTCGTCTAATATAGTCTGTAATATGTTATATTTTTTATCTCCAGAAAGAATTTTATTTTTCAAAAAGTCACTTACACAAAAACCATAAAACACTTCATATTCGGGACCTAAAACTAATTCATATTCTCGTTTGAGTGACGGACCAGACCATAATTTAGTTTCGACAGACCCTTCCACTTTTTGCTCCTTTTTTTCCAATATTTTTATTACTTTTCTGCCATTATTGTATTCAATAATATAGGCCTCATCTGGACATCTAAACAAATCGATATTGTATTTATTTTTCATATACATCTTCAACCCATTTTGTAGTACAAAGACGATAGTTTTATCCTCAAATGTCTTTGACAAATAATAATCATATGTTTTTTTTGGCTTTTTTGTAAAACTATGTTTGGTATACCCCGAATCTAACAATCTTTGTTGATTATTCGTTTTTTCTTCAAATTTTTTCCCATAGTAATTGGTGTTTGCACCACCTGCACCAGTACCCTTGTTTGCAGTAGATGGAACGTCTTCGGTCCTAATTGTATCACTCATACTGAATGTTTGTTTGAAGAGTAGAATAAAAAGTATCTCATATCAATTTTTTGTCAAAACTGAATGTTAAATTGGAACTGCTATTAATCATTTTTATCAAAAAACAATGTTTGCCAAACATCACTTTCGTGATTTGATTGTTCTATTTTTATTGCGATTTCAGGTCGTATATTTTGTAGTATTTGTATGTTTTCATTTTTTGTCTTATAGTTTTTTATACTATAATTAAGTTTATTAAAAACACTAAGGAGACATTTTAATATTGACATACCTCCAGCTATAACAACTTTCACCATGTTTGTTTTATTTTGCATTTCATTTTTTAATATTGTTTGTTCTATAAGTGCTTTACCTAAATTACGACCACGATATTTATCATTTATGTAAACTGCAACTAATAGCAAATAATCA